GTTCGCGGGTCGTTCCATCTCCGGCCTAAGACCCGCCGCGTTGCGGCGGTTGGCCTCCGAATCGCCCGCCTGCGGACGGGTGTCCTCTCCCCACAAGGCTGTCGCCTTGCGGGGGCCCCATTTCGTGCTGCAGTTCGGTGTCTCCCCGTCAAGGGTCAAGCCCTTGCGGGGGCCCCATTACGGGGCCCCTTTTGTTGCGGAAGCCCGTTAGTTATTCGCTGTCGGATTGCTGGTGGAAGTGGACTCGATGCGGACCATAAACTGCTCCACCAGCCGCTCGGCCACCTTGGTACCCTTCCAGCCCACGGTTGCTCGCTGATTCAAGGCGTCGGAAGTGCCGGCGGAGCCCAGCTGCTTGACAATGTGCTCCAGGCCGCCGCCCTCGATCTCTGTGACGCCGTAGGCGTTGTCGCCTAAAACAAGGGTAGCGTAGACCGCCCGCTGGGAAGCAGTAGCCGTGCCGGAGGACTTGTCCTTGGCCGCCTTGGCCCAAACCTTGGCCTCTGTGGTCTCCACAAAGCGCACGCCGGCGATCTTGCCGATCTCGCCCTCGTACCAGTCGGCAGGATCACAGTAGGTCCGCACGTCTTTCCATTCCGGGTCGTTCATCAGGTCATAGGAAACGTCCGGGTGGATGATGGCCACAAAGCTGTCACCAATCTTCTCTGCGTTCTGATTCTTCAGCATCCGGACCGCCTTTTTGATGTCGTCTACACTCAAATAGCAGTTGTCTGCCGCCGTGGCGCTACCGCCCACTAAGTCCTCTCTTGCCGACACGCCGCCGGAGTAGAGCACATTGGTGCCACCGCACAGCACTTCTCTTGTAATGGTGTCCAGGGACTGGCCGGCCTGATTGCCCAGGAGCTTGGTGGCCTGGACCATGGTGTTGTCGATGGCCGTCATCTGGAGCATATCCGAAATCGTCACATAGCCGCCGTACTGGGCCACCGTCGCCTCTACTGTAGTAACAGTCAGGCTCTGTCCGTCGGGAGTCACGCCTTCTGTCAGGGCTGTGGTCAGCTTCGGCAAGGGGCTAAATTTGCGGAACTCAATGGTCTTGCCGCCGTTTTTCGGAATGGGATGCTTCTGGCCAAACTGGTCGTGGACCAGCTTGGGAGCAGCGTTGTCGATGAGATAGTCGCTGTAGTAGGTCTTCATCTCCGAAGACAGGCTGGACGCGCCAGTCGTCTGGGTGTTGGGTGCGGTTGTCGTTGCGTCAGCAAAAAGCTGAAGATCGTATGTATCGTTGTGCATCGTCTTTTCCCCTTTCTAAATTGGTAAAAATTAAAATCGAATTTTTTCTCCCCGTCTTGCCCGCCTTGCGATCTCCGCCCGGTCTGCACGGGTCAGATGGGAAACGTCGCTTTTAATCACAGCGGCGCTTTGGAAGGATGTCCCATTTTCACTGGGACGGGCCGCCTTGGCCTTGATCCTGGCCTCTACCTGCTGGCCGGCCGTCTGGGCAGCCGACCGGGCCGCTTGCTCCTTGATCTCGTCCATGTGCATCAGCTCATATGCCTTCTGCACTGGGATGCCTGCCCGCAGCAGCCCTAAGAAGTCCCGGTCAGCGGACTCGCGTCTGAAGTCGAAGGACGGATATAGCGCTTTCACATCCTCCGCCTGGCGATACCACTGCTCCAGCTGCTGATTCATCCGCTGCTGGCCTTCTTCCCGCTGACGGATACGCCGCAGCTCCTCGTTCTCCCGCTGGAGCTTCTGCATGGCCTTGTACTGCTCCACCGTCATGCCCGCCTCTTCGGCTGCACTTTCCCAGTATTGGCTGTCATCCTCGATGGCCGCCTGGAGCTTGCCCAGATCGCCGTCTGCGATTTTGTATCGCTGCAGCAGCATATCCATAATGGGCTTTTGTGCATTGAGGCTGTTTTCTGTCTCCTTGGCCTGCTTGAAGCGGCGGTTAAAGTAGGCGTTGAATTTTTCTGTGTATTGGTCTTTGTACTCGCCTTCAATTAGCTCTTCAAAGGCTTTGCGCTTTGCTTCCTTGTCAGAAGGAACTTCGCTTTGTGAGGTCCCCTCTGGCTTGGTCATCACGCCTGAGGACTCGGCGCTACCTTGGCCTTTGCTCCCGGCATCGGAGCTTGTGGCGTCGGGCGCTGGAGCGTCCTCCTGCTTGCCGTACACCACATTGGATAATTCGCCCGATTTTTGCCGCCGGCCAGACCCTGTCGTCCTCGCAAAGTCCGCTTCTCTTTCCCCGGCGCAAGCGCCAGGCATCGCTCCACTTCCTTGCTCGTCCGCTCCCCACGAAACTACCGTTTCGCGGGGACCCCTTTTTTTCGCTCGCGGGCGGGTATCGCCTTCCCCATGAAACTGCCGTTTCGCAGAGTCCTCTTTGTCTCCAGCCACCGGTAAGTCGCTCTGTGTCGCCTGCATGGCGCCTTCGCCACCTTCCCCGGCGGCCGCGCCGTCTGCAAATAGCTGCAGGTCGATTTTGAGCAGGTTTTCGTTTTGCATTTGTCAATGCTCCTTTCTTCAGGGCCTTTCCCCCAGGTCAGCGTCGTCGCAAAGTCCATTTCGCTTTCCCCGGCGCAAGCGCCAGGTATCGCTCCATTTCCTTGCTCCATCTCTGCGCCAAGAGCCGTCGCTTCGCGCCGCTTGCGCTCCGAAACACCTCGCTGCGGCTCGGCGTCCTTTTCCCCACGAAACTGCCGTTTCATGGGGACCCCATTTTTACCGATGGGTTTCGGTCTGATTTTTTCGAGGTCTTTCCCCCAGGTCACGTCAGAGCAAGCTCCACATTCCTCACCCCGCCGCAAGCGGCAGGTCTCGTCCGTTTCGCTGCTCTTCCTTCCCGAATTGCACCCGCTATCGCTGGGCTGCAATTCGGTCTATTGTCAGGTCTGCACAGTCCGGATACTGGGCCGCGATCTGCCTAAAGCCTGTCACAGCCATGCCAAACACCGCAGACACCAACTGCGTTTTTTTGCAGCACACACAGACATATCCTTTGGCAACCGTCGGCTTTTCTCTGTAGATAGTCTGCGGCCTCTCCAGCTGCTCCAGATACCCCAACAGCGCTTGAATAATAGCCGATACGCCGGCGCATACGATGTCTCTTCCCTCTGGCCCATAGCCGGCGTGACCCTGTATGCGAAGCTCACACCAGCTATCGCCTTCTCTGTAGTAAATGTCAATCATTCATGCTGGGCATCGCGTTTTTCGCCAGCCTTTCGCCATAGGCAGTCATAGTGCTGGTCTGGGCCCGTTTTTGCGCTTGCCCCATACTCTTTCCCGCGACGCTTGGCCGTCCTTGGCCGCCATGGCCCATATTCTGACGCCCGCCTTCCGGCAGACGCGGTGCATCCCGGAGCTTTGCCTGCCTATCCGCTTCCTCTCCTCCACGGCCAGCCCCATTCTGGCCGCCCATCGCGTCTTGCCCCGCAACAGTTTGAATGAGAGCCGCCATCTTGGCCATCTGCTGCTGCATTTGGGCCATCTGGTTTTGCAGCGTCTGGCCCTGCTGGACGGTGTCTTTGACCTTCTGCAATCCGTCAAAGTCCATCAGCTCCAGGGCCGCCATGGTCTGCTGGGCCAGCTGGGGATTGAAAAATCCCATCTGGTACAGCTCTTTGGCCAGCTCATTCTGGGCCATCTTGGAGTAGGGCGAACGCTTCTGGGGCCTTACCACAATGTCAAATACAGGTTTGCGGCTGGCCTCCATATACCCAGGCTCCAGCTCCTGGCCGGCGTAGGCCGGCGGCAGCGGCTGGGGACGGATGGAATCGTTTGAAAATTGGATGTACTGGTTTTCCCCTGTAGGACCTGTGATCCGGAACATCCTGTGTTCGTCATAAAACTGGCGGATCAGCTCAATGGCCAGGTAGCACTCCTGGGTGTACGACCGATAGGAGGCGGCGATCATGTCGCGGCTTGTCTTGTTGCCCGCCTCTTGCAGCGCCGCAATGGCCGCAGCCGCCGTGACGCCGCCGGAGGAAGACCCCTGGCTCACGTCCCGGTTGGAGGATGTCTCCTTCAGCTCGTCGATCTTCATCTGCAAGACATTCAGCACATTGCCGCCCACCTGCTGGACCTGCAGAGGCTGAATGTTTGCGATGTCGCCCTCGTATTCCACCAGAGGGTCCGACCAGTCGAGAAACTGCTCTTTGTTGATGCCAGCGCTTTTTTTCACCATGTATCGCACCTTGGCGCTCATCATGGAGTTTTCCAGGATCACCTGGCTCATCTTGTCGATGTAAAGCTGGGGCGATTTCATAATGGCGATGTATCCAAAGCCTACCGGCGTCCCCTCTTCCGGGAACAGCACATCAAATAGGACCGGGTATCGGCCGTGGTCGTAAAAACCGCGGTCTCGGTACTCGTCTTCATTCTCGCTGGCGTAGAGAATCTCTCCTGCTGCAAACTTGCAGTAGTGGAGTAGGATTTTCCCTTCCGGCGTCCGCTTTTTGTAGTACCAATCGACTACAACTGTCTTGTCTGTAACGTCTACTGTGTCGTCGTAGACGTACTGCTTGACGTCGATGATCTGCCCGCCAGTCTTGCCCCGCAGCTGGGGATACTGCTGCTGCAAAAGGTCGCTATCCTGCAAGTCCACTACAAAGAGATTGCGGCTGGCCTGCAAGTCTGTAATGCCCGGCTCCCAGAAGATGTTCAGCATATCGATGAAGCGGACGTCTACATCCCCCATGCCGTCTTCTAAGTCTTTGTTCCAGAACACGCCCTTTGCCACCACGCCGTGTTTCAGCTTGTACCAGGCGCTTTGGGAGTATGTCTTTTCATATTCGTTTCTGTCAAAGACCACCGGTAAAATAGCGGATAAGGTGTCGGCGCCCTTTTCGTCCTGCTGCTCTCTTGGCAGCACGTTGGGCTCCGGGTAGTTGTCCATGATGTCGGCGTGCTTGTTGGCGATGGAGTTGAAGAGCCAGGCCGAGGTAGGCTCCGGTCTTTTCTCCTCGCCCTGCATCTGGTAACTTCCCTTGCCTCGTATTACGTCCCAGTGGCGAAGGCGCCACCAGCGCTCTTCCTCGACAATCCGGCTTTCCAGATTGCGCTTGCCCTCTTTGTACTTTTTCAGTGTGGCAATGGCCCTGGCGATGTCTTTTTTACTCAGAACCTGCGCCGGCCCCTGGCCCGTGGCCTGGACCATTGCGCCTACCTGGGCGCTATCTTCCCATGGAGCCCCGCCTGCCGTCCCCATCGGACCCACCTGCGCAGCCTTATCCGCCTGGGCCATTGCGTCAGTCAAGACCGACCTGCCCGCCTGCACCCTATCTGCCAGCGCGTCCCTGCTCACCGCTCCGCTTCTACCAGCTTGTGCCATCGCATCAGCTTCAGCCGGCAGCCCATCTGCCGCCCTAGCTGCTATGTCCGCCTGTGGCCGGTCCCTGGCCGGCGCTGCCAGAGCCATATCCTCCCGGCTCTCTGACGGCTGCCCGCCTCCAGCATCCTCTCGCCCAAGTCTCTCGTAAGGCCGGCCTGCCCCCTGCGCTTGAGCTTGGCCACCTCTTGCGCCAAGGCCCAGCTTCTGAGCCGCCAGGGCCAAATAGTCTCTTGGCGTTTTCCCCGCCCGGTTGGGCGTCAATCCCGGCCGCCCGGAATAGCTTTCGTCCATCTGTTTTCCTCCTCACAATGGCCCAGGCCACCTTCTCTTGCCCCTCCGGGGCAATTCACCTTGCGTCCGCTTCCTTTCCATCCGCCTGGTGGCGAATATCCGCTCCGTTTCCTTGTTCGATCTCCGGCCTAAGAGCCGCCCTGTGGGCGGTTGGCCTCCGAAACACCTCGCTGCGGCTCGGCGTCGTCTTCCCCACAAAACCCACTTTGTTGGGCTTCTGCGGGGTCCCCTAATATTTCCTGTAAAATGCGTACCGGTCCGGCTTTCCATCGTCATCCGCCCGTAACGGATCGTAGACTTCTGGCCTCCGCTCCAGCGCCTTGACCGGCTTCATGGGGTTGGCCATGCATAGGTAGCGCACCTCGTCCGCTACATGGTCTTCCTGTTTGGTGTCGATGTCCTCCGGCCTATTTTCATCGTATAAAAGCAGCGGAATTGTCCTGATAAACGCCTTGCAGCACGAAAAAACATACATCATGGGTACGCCGTCGGGGTCAAACTGCATTCTGTAGTGGACCTGCATCCAGCCCGGCAGCCGCTTGTGGTCCCCCTTTTCAAAGTAGACGCCGTGGCGCTCCGCCGTCTCGGCGATGGACACGCCGTGGCTGGCCTCCCAGATGGCCGGGTCCGCTACCCCTTGGATGCGCTTGCCCGCCAACCACGGGTGCTCGCACTCCAGCCGGTGGATTTCGGTAAATATCTCGTCCGGCGACCACTTGAGTCCCACATCCGCTTCCTGGGCCACACATCCGTATAGCTCCAGTATCCTGTAGAGCCTGCCGTCGTAGTCCACCGCCCACCAGCCGCAGGAGAAGGGCTTGGAGTAGCCAAAGTCGAAGCTGCGCCAGATAGGCCACTGGCTGGGCGGATCAAAGGGTGCGATGACGTGGGTCCACAGTCTGTCGTCATAGTGGTCAGAGTCGTTGCGAAACTCCTCGAATACCTGCCCTTCGTATACGTCCCAGCAGCCGTCCAGATGGGCCTTTCTCTTGTGCTCCGGCAGGGCCTTCAGCATATCCACATACTCTGGGTTTGCCTCCATGAGGACCTTGTTGTCGTAGATGCCCGCCTGGATAAACACATAGTCGTCTGGGTTTTCTGTCTCCTTAAAATTGCGGTCAATAAAGATTCTCTTGATGTACCCGTGGCCCACGCCGCCTGGGTTCATGGTGTAATAGACTCTGGGCTTAAAGTCTGTGCGGGTGGTGCGCAGGGACGTGCAGATGAAGGTGATCCACTCCTCCGGAAACTGGGTCGCCTCCTCAAAGATGATGAAGTCGAACTCCTGGCCCTGGTACTGTAGCAGGTCTCCATCGTTATCGCAGTAGCCAAGACTGAGCCTGCTGTCGTTGGGAAAGAGGAAGGCCCTTTCGTCCTGGTTGTATTTGGCATAGCCGTATAGCTCTTTGCGCAGCGGGATGATGTGGTTGTTGCGCAGCTCCGGCATGGTCCGGCGCAGAAGAAGGCCCCGCAGACCGTCGTAGCGCATACACAGCATGACTGCCTTGCGCCGGCCGGCCCAGCTTTTGCCGCCGCCTCGCGCTCCACCGTAGCCGATGTGCTTGGCCCTGGCCTGAAAGAAGGCCACCTGCTTTGGATTCGGCACTTCTTCCCGTAGGTGCCGGAAAATTAAAGGCTCCGTCGTCCTCACAACCTCCATATCCCTCGACCTGCCACAAGCGGCAGGTCTCGTCCATTGCGGTGTTCGTCCATCTCCGGCCCAAGCGCTACCGCTTCGCGGCAGTTGGCCTCCGTCGTCGAAAGAAACTCCATATTCGTTCCCTCCGCCTTGCGGCGAAGCTCGCTACATTTCGTTCTTTCATCTTCGGCCCAAGAGCCGCCGCTTCGCGGCGGTTGGCCTCCGAATCGCCCGCCTGCGGACGGGTGTCCTCTCCACCCCACACCAGAGGCCTGT